GCACAGATGCACGATGAGGTTCTTTTTAGTGTGCCCAAAGGACAAGAGGAACAGACAGAGGAGAAACTACGAGAAGCTATGAAGAAAGTGAATGAAACACTGAAACTGAATGTGACTGTAGGTGTTGATGTGCAGTTTGGAGGGTCCTATGCGAGTGTCCACTAACACAGGGTGTGAGTCCATTTTGCAACACTTGGGGTTTCTTACTTGAAAGTGGAATAATTCCCCTAGAAAAAGTACTTATATACTAGTAGAGGCGCAAAAGAGAATCACTGTATCTCTACAGACTAACAGAACAGTAGGAGAAGACTAAATGAAAAAGAACGGCCACACCATGACTCTTGATATGGTTCTTGAGTATGCAAAGGTTTTTGATGCAGAAGATCAACCGGGAGACCTCGACCGAGGTAAGGCTGACAGCGACAAGAAGTGGCTAAGAGATTTGTCCAAGAACCCTGAAGCCAAGGTCAACGCTTACTTCACCAGTGAGGAACAGATTGATTTTCTCAAGGAATATGATGGCTTTGACGAGATCGTAAAGAACCCCCAGACTGGTGAGGAAACCAGCCGTATCAAAGAGGGTAACGAAGAGTTCGGTATCGGTAAGTATATTATCTTGAAGCGTAAGCTGAATGACATTCGTGAATACCGTAACAAGCAGGGTGAAATCAAGGAGATGGACAAAGGGGGTGCCCCTAGTGTGAAGATTCTTGAGGCCGATGCTTTTGTAGACTATGACTACAGTGAGTATGGCCCTGTCGGTAATGGCACTGAGAGCAAGGTTCGCTTTGAGCCTAAGTATATGCGCCTTGAGGCACTTGGTATCACTGAGCTTGTAGAGTTCTCTGATGAACCCTATGATGAGGATGACTTTTGATGAGAAACCTCAAGGATACTCTAAAGAAAGGACCCAAGAAAAGTGCCTAAAGTAACAACGACAATCAGCTACGAGGGGGATGACTTCGGTGACGCCGAGGTTCTTACTTACTCGAAAGACGTAGAGGACTTGGATGTATACTCTTGGCTGTGGTATATGGTAAAGATCACTGAGATGGCAGGTTATGACTGTGAGCAGCTACAGTTGCTTACTTCTCGTGGGGCAATCTATAAGACTGATTTGTAGTATGGCAGATAAACCTAAGAGAATAACTAAAGTAATCATTGACGGCGACGTTTTGGTGTATAGAGCAGCCTTTGCCACTCAAGATAAGCCACCTGAAGAAGCAGAGAATGTTATCAATCAGCTTATGGACTATGTGATAGGTCAGACCATCATGTTTCCTCACGGCGATAATTTCTTTGTGTGGCTCACAGGTGTTGGTAATTTTAGGTATGACCTAGCCAAGACACAAGAGTATAAGGGGAACCGTAGGGATAACGTCAAGCCTGCACACTACCAGCACATCAGAGAATACCTACAAACAGAGTGGGGTGCACAAGTAACTGAGGGGTGTGAAGCTGATGATGCTATCTCTATTGAAGCTTACAAAGGGAACCTAGAATCAACAGTGATCGTTAGTGTCGATAAAGATTTTGACACGGTGCCATGCTGGAGGTTTGACTTCTCGAAAGGAGTCTTCATAGAGAACACACCTGAGAGTGCCTTGAGGTTTTTCTATGAGCAAGTCCTTACAGGCGACCGTGTAGACGCAATCCCCGGTATTCATGGGGTAGGTCCTAAGAAAGCTCAGAAACTTCTAGGTGATGCCACTACAGAGGAAGAACTTTTCAAGAGGTGTCTTGATGCCTACGAAGGTGACTACGAAAGGGTTGTAGAGAACGGAAGGCTTCTGCACCTGCAACAATGGGAGGGAGAACTATGGGAACCACCGAAGCTTTAATTGTTAGTGGCTTGTTTGTCATCTCTTGTATTTTGACTGCTACCTTTCTATACAAGTGGATTTGGTGGGCCGTTGAAAAAGACTTTGACCCACTTGTGGCACTTACTCCTGTGTTTGTCGGTCTGTGGTTACTCTTTGCTTTGGTGCTTACCCTATGAAACGTAGTGATTTCAGGAGTGGCTTGGAGTATGAGGTAGCTAAATGGCTTGAGGATAATGGTGTAGCTTATGAGTATGAGAACCTTCGAGTGAAATACCAACGCCACGAGAGTACCTACACACCTGACTTCGAGCTTCCTAACGGTATCATAATTGAGGCTAAGGGGAGATTCATATCAAGCGACAGAGCCAAACACCTTCTAATTAAAGAGCAACATCCAGAGTTAGACATTCGGTTTGTCTTTAGTAACAGTAAGAACAGGCTCAATAAGAAGTCCAAGACAACATATGCCGACTGGTGTAAGAAACATGGGTTTAGATACTCAGATAAGGTGATACCTAAAAGTTGGTTAGGGGAGTAACAGAAAGTGACTAGAGAGAGACTAATAGAAGAACTTGGGTGGGAGATTCGAGTCTTGGGGTTAGACCCTGAAGATGAAGACCTTTTTGATTTACTGAGAGAGGCCTACACTATGGGTTACAATGATGCAGTCAGTGACGACAGCGAGGTAAGGTATGGATACAGATGACCCACTGCTGGTATGGAAAGTCTCGGCAGGCCCTTTCTGTATTGATGACTTACCTACAGAGGACCAAAAAGAGTATCCTGTAGATGGTTGTGACTTTTGGGTTGAGGTTATGGTGTCCTACAAGAGTGACCCTGAATACTACGACTACATACCTATCTTCTTCCCTACTTTTAGTGAAGTATACAAATTCAAGACTGAGGTGGACAAATCTATGGAACCACTAGAGGTCGATTATTAGACTGGAGTGACCCTATGGATATTCTTGTAGTCCCTGACCAACACGCTCACCCTGAGCACAGCAACGACAGGGCCGACTGGTTGGGTAAATTCATTCTGGACCGTAAGCCTGACATGGTTGTTAACATGGGGGACACATTCGATATGCCCTCTCTTAGCAGCTTTGATAAGGGTAAGGCTTCCTTTTACGGGGCCTCTTATGAGAAGGACATTAACTCGGGGCTTGAGTTCCTTGACCGTATGTGGAGTCCTATCAGGAAGGCTAAACGTAAGCGTCCCTACAGTGTCTTCCTTGAGGGAAACCATGAGCACCGACTAAAGAAAGTCCTTGAGTATGAGCCTCAGTTGGCAGGTGACAGGTTTGGGGTTTCCTATAAGAACTACCAGCTAAAGGATTATCATCATGAAGTGGTTTACTACGAAGGTCAAACTCCCGGTATTTACACCACTGAGGGTGTTAGTTTTGCTCACTTTATGGTGTCTGGTCTCATGGGTCGGCCTATCGGCGGTGAGCATCATGCTGCTTCTCTTCTTGCCAAAAACCACTGCTCTTGTGTTGTTGCTCATAGTCATACAGTTGATTGGGCTGTTCGCTCTAGCCCTACTGGCGGTAGAATTATGGGTCTTGTGGCAGGGGTATGCCAAGACTACAAAAGCTCATGGGCTGGGAACGTCAATCACTTGTGGTGGCCCGGAGTTGTCTACCTACGAGGCGTTGAAAAAGGAACATACGATCCAGAATTTATCTCACTTAGCAGGCTTCGGAGGGAATACTCCACATGAGTAAACGATCAAACTTCGAGAAAATCCCCCGTGAATACTACCCAACAACGGACCCTAAAGCTATCCCACCCAAGTTCATTGAGTTTATCCGTGGCAAGACTTATGCAGAACCTTGCTGTGGGGAAGGGGACCTGACGGAATTGCTCATGGACATTAGTAGCTGTAGGTGGGAAAGTGATATTGAGTATCGAGGGTGTGGCAAACAGTGGGATGCTATGTGTCTCTCCAAGAATGAACTGGAAAGGTGTAACCTGATAATTACCAACCCGCCTTATTCCCGAGATGTTCTCTTACCTATGATTGACCACTTCATAAACCTCAAGCCTACGTGGTTGCTTCTGCCAGCAGACTACGCGCACAACATCTACTTTAGTGATTACATGAAGAAATGCTCTAAGGTAGTGAGCGTAGGGAGACTAAGGTGGTTCAAGGATAGTAAACACACTAGCACTGATAATTTTGCGTGGCATTTTTGGAAGCAGGGTGCTACTGATGATACAACTACAGTATTTTATGGGAGGTCTTAGGTGTGATTAGAAAGAATACAATAGTGGAAATAGATGGAGAGAGGTACTTCGTGTTGGAAACTTATGGGGGGGTGACCTCAAGAACGATGGATGGTCGGTTTTGTCAGTCTAGCCCGCCTGATGAGGTTATCCTACGGAGAGTGGAGAAGCTGAAAGATGACTAACTGGTGGCTTATTGGACTGTTGGCACTGTTTACATGGGGTTGGTCAATGACAATGGCCACTGACGACGATACCCCAATGTGGGCAAAAACTGTAGCCCTCTTTATTGTAGGTGGGCTTATGTACATGGCAGGGGTGTTCACTGAACTATGGGGGGTCTACAGGTGAGGTATACAGCGGAGTTTCGCGGGGGTGACAACGGCGAGTTACCTTGGGAGTGGTGTGTTATAGATGAAGACATCGGATTTTGCGGCGCTGCCATTCTGTTTGGGTTGACAGAGGGAGAGGCTAAGGAATCTGCTGAAAAGATGAATAGGGAGGAATCTATAAGTGATTACACAACGAGATATTGATGACTGGGTGCACTCAGAAGAATACTACAACGGGGTTGA